AAAATTAAATAGAGCTAGACCGCAATCGGTTAGTGCCGGATTAACATACTATTGGATATGTAATAAAAATATAGATATATCGCTAAAAGATTTTGCAAAAAAAGCAGAACTGTCTGAACTAACGATAAATAAGATTTCAAAAGAGATATCGGAAATAGTGGAATCGATGGAAAAAGTAGAAATAAAATTTTAATCTAAAAAATACAAAATTTATATATAAATATAATGAATAATTTGGAAGAAATAAAAAACGATGAAGATAATACACAGAATAATAAATTTAGGCCTTATTCCATGAATGAATTATCTTTTTTGCGAAAGCAGATGTATATTAAAATGTATTTAGGGGATGTTAGAGCTTACCATAATAAATGCGGTCATCATTATTTGGTTAAAAAAAATGGAAAGAAAGAGCAAGGGATGCTTAGAAATAATACATGTGGGTACTGTTCTGTCTGCTGGAAGTTGTCAAAAACCCCTGAAAATATGCTGAACTACGCGGAAAACTTATTTTACGATTTTTCTATGTATCGAAGCGAATCGCCTTACCTTACTCTTAAAGATTATGAAAACGAAAAAAAATTTTACACGTGGTTATATTCAAAGTAATTAAAAATAAATATTTATTTTTAATTATACCGATTTTTTACATCTTTCACATTTATAGAAACTAATCCAATTATTTTATCGTCATTTAGAAAGCGATAAATAGGTTTTTGCATAAAAGAAAGTATATCATTTTCTTCTCCGTATATAATACAACCAACTTTTTTATTATTTGTATCCGTTCGTAAATCTATAAAATTTTTATTATTTATAGGTACAGGTTTAGTATCTTTGATGTTTATAACAAAAGATTGATTTATTGTATTTTTTCTGGTTATTTTTTTAATAAAATGTAATTTTTTTCTATTTTTAATTATTAATCCAACCTCTTCACCCAATTCTCTATTTATTCCATGGAAAAAAGTTTCTCGTAATTTAACTTTTCCAGTAACACCTATTTGAAAATCGCCTTTATCGTAAAGAGGGCATAGAATGAAATGATCATCTTTTATCATGTGGTTATTTATAGCTTTTCTCATCATTTTTGGAAAATATGTACTAAAAGTGTAAGTTGTAATATCATCTTTTATAATTTTTTTGTTTTCAAAATGTAAAACTGTAATCATTTACTTATTTTCAATCAATCACATATATCTTTAATATGTATTAAATTAAATAATTTATGCGTTCACGTATGTAACTTCGACCCTGAGAGAGCCAGATGTTACTGGAGCTTCGACGGTAACGAACAGCAGATTATCACTGTAACCCTGAGGAGCTCCTTCGACATTTGAAGTAGCTAAAGGTTGGCCAGCCGACCCAAGAGCGGCTTCAGCCACAGCTTTGCTGCCTCCAACGCATGCACCTTCATTAGCATCAGCAGCAGTCATTGCGTCTACAAGTAAAGCGACAGGGCTCCCAGAAGAGCTACCAACTTTACCTAAAACATAAGATTGAACACCGTTTGATACTGGTGAAGTACCAACTGATAAAGTGGTAGCGCCTACCACTTCATCAAGTGCTTTAACGACAACACGTTCAACCACGGCATTTGCGGGGATATGGACAAGATCCGCATCATTTACATCTAAAGCCTTAGATCGCCCATTTAAGTTTAACAGAGATACAGCTTTCCCCGCGTCAAGAGTAGAAAAATTTAGAGGTGTAAACCCTACTACTGTATTGCGAACACCTGAACGAGTATTGACCATTGTGTCAGAAACAGTAAGCGCGCTAACTGATAAATTGCTGAGAGATACATTATCTACTGTCATTCTGCCGACACGTGCAGCACTTGACCGAACTTGGCTAAAACCATCATTTCCTTGTATTGACATTTTTATATTATAAAAAGAAAATAATTAATTATTTTCTTTATTTTTTTCTTATAATTTAAAGAAATTATATTTACAGATAATTATTATTAAGTTAAATTATGGAAAAAGTAAAAAAAGAATTTGTGGATTTTTTAGATGAAATTAAAGAAAAAATTAATTCCGATGAACTATCGGATGAAAAGTTAGAACTCATTTTTCAATTCTATATTTTTTATAAATTTAATAGTCATGAAGAACAATTGACAAGTGAAAACAATTATAGCGAAAAAGATATTATAAAATTTTTAACTTTAGGATGGTGGATTTATCATAATATTGAAAAAAACAAGAATTAAAAATCGTGATAAAAATGATTTTTAATTTATATATTCCATGACAAAAAATATACAAAGACATAATGGAAATTTCAAATATTATCTCGTTCGTAACTGAACTACCACGAGTTTTACAGATTAAAGTTTTCCAATATATTTATCCGAGAAATATTTTATTTATTGGCGGATATACGAATAATAATGTTCACAAGATTATAGATTTTTTGAATCCTTCCGGTTTTGAAAATGAAAGAATCTTGCAAATGTTTGCATCGCCTGAGCACGCGGAATTTATTTTTCCGAGACAATACTCGATAGAAAAATCGTCTCTAAAAATTACAACTATTGAAATTCCCATGTACTCGGAATTTCAGTTTTGCACTAATGATGAAAAAATAGCCGGTTTTATTGACGATATAAATGTGTTGTTCCTCGAACAGTACCGTTTTTCAAAAATCGTTTTCATTATTGACAAAGAACGTTTTTGCTCAAAAGAATTTTGCCGTGAATATTTGGAAAATATTATAGTGATGTTGAAAAAATATTATTATCAAAATTGTTCAATTATTTTTACATATAAAAATAATTACAGCTTTTTCGATTCTGAACAATTAACAGCCGAATTTTCTACAAACTATTTTAACGGAGAAGGGATTAATACTACGGAAATAGATATAGATGGTGATGAAACTAAAATAACAAAAAAAATTATAAATTATTTAACTCAAAAATAAAAAATTAAATTTTGAAAACAGAAATCCCGCGATTATACCACATATAATACCGATGATATGACTTGATATAGATATAGAGTTTTTATGAGAGAAATTATATAAAATTTCTAACGCTATCATCTTTATAAATTCTTTAGAATCTTCTTCATGTATAGTTTTAACAAAAGTAGCCATACCGAAAATAATTCCCGAAAACCCAACAGAACATTTTATAGATGGAAAAATAGTTTTAAGTGTCGTTTCAAAAAATGCCGTGGTTATTAATAAAAATAAAATTAAAAAACAAAATTTCTTTGTTCCAATTTTTTTCTCTAAATTGGAAAAATAATAAATCCCATACACATTAATTAATAAATGAAATAAATCGGCATGAAAAAAATTACTATAGATATTAGAAATTACTGTGTTAGAACAAGAAAATTTTCCAGTAATTTTTAAATTCTGTGATACATGTACTAGGATAATAATAAAAGCTAAAAATTCGCTCATGTATTTATGTTCAATATTTTTACTAAACATTATTTTCTTTATTTCAATATAAAATAAAGAAATGACGACAAAAGAAGAATTTTGCGGGATTTGTGCTGCAGCCCCTTTAGCTCTATTGGGTGCAGGTGCGGAATTAGGAAGTAATATAGGCGACAAAGAAAAAAATAAAAAACGACGGAAATATTTATTTTGGACTGGTTTAGTATCAATATTATTATCAATAATAATAATCATATATTATTCTTTTATTAAAAAAAACTGCACTAAATGTTTTAAAAATTAAATATTTTTATTATTTTATAATAATAAAAATCAATAATGGCTGATGTTAAACTATTACTTGATTCTCTCATAAAAGAACATTATCAGGGTGAGGGGTATGATGATAACTCTACAGATACCAAAGTTGCAGCCAATATAAATGGTTCGGTTGCTTATACATCATCTCTATTAATAGTTTATGTAATTTTAGTGTTCTTCGCTGTTTCTAGAGCTTCTAAAAACGCTCCAAAATCTACTGTCGCAATACATGTATTTTTAGCACTTTACGCTCCGCTTTTATATTTAATTTTGAGTGTGGTCGTTCCAAATTTTTACGGTTAAATTATTAATTTAATATTAAATTAATAATTTTTTTTAAAAGTCAATTCCGGGTAATGGTACATCTTCGACCAAAAATTTAATAAAATTATTTTTTAGATCTTCCTCCGATTCAACAATTCCGGCATCACGACGTGCTTTCATATATTTCTCATAATATGAATTAACGAATTCTGGATTTGTTTCTTCTAGTTCAGAAATTTGAGTTCGAGTCTTCACAATAATATTCTTAACTTCTTCTAATTTCTTTTGATGTTCTAAGTAAGTCCATGACAGTTGAGCCTTCTTAACTCGGAGAGTGATATACTCCTCGTACGGGTCAACGGTATCATTACGTGAAGAGGTTAATAAATCCTCTTCACGTTGTTTAATCTCATCAACAGTTCGTTGCTCCTCCATTTTCTTATCTTTGATATTAGAAGATACAGATTCGGCTGTATCTCGCCGAATATCGACCTCAGATGTAGAAGCCGAATAATCCGAACTCTCTGTCAGAGGGAACGGACGACCTACATAAGCATGATATACTTGATGGTAAGAATCTACATTTCTAATCAAAAACTCAGCTCGTTGATTCGCCTCAATCTCGGTAGAATAATTCCCCCTGATTTTAGCAAAACCGTAAATACCGTTTTTATTTGGTGTAGCGCCCTTAGCCGGAATAAAAGAAACTAATCCAATATTTTGCATTGGAACGGGTGGATCGGCATAAGTCCTATCAACACGTGGGAATTTCTCGGTAAAACTTGTGTTGTTCAAGGTTTGGATTGCGACATTCACTTCATCTTCCGATAATGCACGGGAAGATTGGTCAGGTCTCCATCGTTTTTCTAAATTTCTATCTTCCGGAGCTGTTAGGGAACTTTCTTTCGTATAACTTTCTTGGTTGTTCATATTTATATTTATTAATATAAATATTGCTATCTTTAATTTATTTTTTTATATTTTTAATTTATTCTATTTTTTCAATAATTATTCGCTCAACCAATTGACACCGATTTAATAAAAAATTCGGATTGTATCCAATTATTTCAATAACAGAAATATCATTGGATAATACTTCGTTTATTTTTGTGAAATATACGCCTCTATAAAAGTCTCGAATATCCTCCGCCATTTTTTTCGCGTAATCTACAGCTTCTTTAAAATTACTTTTAATAACTATTAAATCTTTATCATTTATACCGTCCATATAGATATTAAATAAATAATTATTTTCACTTTTCACCGAAATATTATAATCGTCCTGTAAAAAAATATCATCCATCGGAATTATTTTATCAATAAAATAGTCTATCATTTCTTTTATATTTTTAATCTTCTTTTTAAATTTTCAAAAATATAAATTTGAAATCAGAATTTAAAAAATGAAAAATTAATTAAAATCTAATCGATATATAATAGAAATGAGCTCTTCTTCGATAAAAAGATTATTAAAACCGCATTATATAAGAACCGAGAATAACGAACATGATAAAAATAAAAAAGATTTGAGTTTTACTCACGTTAGTATGATAAATCCGAAAGGAAAATTTTATTTTTCTAATTTTGACATGGATAATTTTTGGGAGGAATATTGTGGTTTGATACAAAATAATGATAACACTATATCGGGTATAGCCGAAAGACCTAAAGAGTATATGCCCGTTTTAGGCGATATAGATATTAAAATAAATGAGGCGTCCGATATAAATTACGGTGACCACTTATACACAGAAGAGCAAGTGAAGACAGTGATAGAAATTTATCAAAATGTGATGCGTTCAATTCTTGAGAATTGCGACGACCAGAATCTAACGTGTGTTTTGTTAGAGAAACCAATATATAAAATTTCAAAAAATAATACAATCTTTATTAAAAATGGGTTCCATCTACATTTTCCTTACACTTTTATGCATAGTAGCGATTACAACGTTCATCTAATCCCGAGAGTTAAACAGATTGTGAAAGAACTCGCAATCTTCGAGAATCTAGGGATTCAAGATTCAAGTGCTGTAGTCGATCCATGTCTTAAAACTCCATGGTTGCTCTATGGAAGTAGGAAAATGGAAGATATGGACCCTTATTTATTTAGTAAGGTATTTAATAGTAATTGTGAAGAAGTTGATTTAGAAGAAGCGTTCGTGAATTTTAAATGTTTTAACTCATCCAATCAACGAATACAGATAGCTGGAAATATACGGAAATATTTACCGATGATTTTAAGTATCAATCCGTTGCGAGAGAATGAGGATGACGGTGAAAAAGCGAATACGAAGACAATTAAAAGAGGGTTAGAAGTTCCGATGAAAAAAATTAAAAAAGAAAAAGAAGATGAAGATAAACGTTCTGGTAAAAAGCGAGTTAATATTTCGAATGAAGAAAATTTAGCGACAGCTGCAAAATTATTACCATTACTAGCACAATTTAGGAGTGAAGATAGGAATGAATGGATTAGTATAGGATGGGCTTTATATAATATAGGAAATGGATGTAGTCAAGCTTTAGAACTATGGTTAGAATTTTCATCTAGAGCTTCTTCTTATAATGAAGCAGTTTGTATTGATGAATGGGAGAAAATGGAAAAAAGAAATTTAACAATCGGAACATTACGATATTTTGCGAGTGTAGATAATCCAGAATTATATAAACAATTGAAAAAAGACGAAACAGACAATTACGTTAAGGAATCGTTAAACGGATCGCATAACGATGTTGCAAAAGTTTTATTCTCCGAATACGAAAACGAATTCGTTTGTACCGGTATTCAAAATAAAATATGGTATCAGTTCATAAATCATAAATGGGAAGAAATAGAAGAAGGTGTTTTTCTTAGAGAAAAAATCTCATCTGAAATCGTTTCTAAATATGTAGAAGTTGGAAAAACTTTATTCGAAAAACTATCCGGTGTTTCTGATAAAGCGGAAGAAGTTATGTATAATGCGCGATTGAAAAATGTTCGAACTCTCATAACAAATCTAAAATCGGCAACTTATAAAAATAGCATCATGAAAGAATGCGCTGAAGTATTTTACGATAAAACTTTTAAAAATAAATTAGATTCAAATCCTTATTTAATATGTTTTGTTAATGGAGTCTACGATTTAAAAGAGAATTTTTTCAGACCCGGTCGACCCGAAGATTATATAAGTAAATCAATGCCTATCAATTATAGAGAATTTGAAGAATGGGATGATCGCGTTTTTCAAGTTCATGATTATCTTGAGAAAGTATTCCCCGATACTTCGCTACGCCGTTATTTTCTAGATCACGCTTCTGATATATTCGTTGGTGGGAATCATAGAAAAGTTGTTCTCTTCTGGACTGGCGAAGGTGATAACGCGAAATCTGTAACTCAAGGTATTTTTGAGCAAATGTTAGGTGAATTGGCGATTAAATTTAGCACAACATTAGTTACAGGAAAGAAAACAAATATTGGAACCGCTAATCCAGAATTGGCACGAGCCGGTGGGACTCGTTGGGCTGTTTTAGAAGAGCCTGACGGAGATGAACAGATTAATATAGGGATTCTCAAAAGTTTATCCGGAAACGATTCTTACTGGGCGAGAGATTTATTCGAAAAAGGTAAAGCGACGAAAGAAATTAAACCGATGTTTAAACTTATTTTTATATGTAATAAACTTCCAAAAATGAAATATTCCGATAAGGCGACATGGAATCGAATTCGTGTTATCCCGTTCGAATCAACTTTTGTTAGACCCGGTGAGCCATGCCCCGAAAGCTACGAAGAACAGCTACGACAAAAACGATTTCCAATGGATAGCGAATTTTCAAATAAAATTCCATTTTTATTAGAACCGTTCGCATGGATTCTATTAAATCATAGAAAAAATGTTTTTTACGGAAGTGAAGAACCGGAAAAAGTGAAGACCGCCACCAATCAATATATTCAACAGAACGATATCTACAAACAATATATTGATGAGAATATCGTTATAGTAGAAGATGAGAAATGTATTCTCGCTTTGGCTGAAGTTTATTTAGATTTTAAGGGATGGTATAAGGAAAGTTATCCGGGTTTTCAAATACCTATTAAGTCAGAATTTAAACAATACCTTTTGAAAAACTGGAAACAACCGAAAGCCGGCTGTAGATGGGCTGGATACAAAATTTTAAATATTGACGATAGAACAACCTCTTACGTTTCTCCGCCGGTAGGAACGAATTTAAACGACTACGAACCGGAAGGGAAAGCATTCCCGCCTATTTAAACAAAAAATTAAAATTGAATTTAAAAATTCGGTTTATATATATTATTTTAAAAATGAATAATATATATGAGATTCAATCTATATCGTTCGGGGTTTTTTCTAATGAAGAAATTCTCGGTATGTCTGTATGTAAGGTTGATAATCAAAAATTAGGTTTAGAAAAAAATAATAATACAACGAATAAGGTTTTGGCCAAAATTAAAAGTTCTGATAATAAGAATGATACTTCCGGGACTGTCTACGATCCGAAAATGGGTTCTCTAGAGAATGGTGTAAATTGTGAGACTTGTAATCAAGATGTTTGGAAATGTCCGGGTCATTTTGGACATATAGAGTTGAATGAATCGATTGTCCATCCTTTATACTACAAACATGTTATATCGATTTTAAAATGTTTCTGTCTTAAATGTTTTAAAATATTAATACCTCAAGATATTATTTACCTAAATGGTTTTAATAGATTTGCAGGTATCTCAAGATTCGCTAAAATTTTAGATAAATTAGATAAAGTAGATGTGTGTTATCATTGTGCCGAACCACACCCGGATATTAAATTTTCTACAATCGATAATAATATTTGTATGATATATAAATCGGCAAGAGGTAAATTATCTATAAATTTAGAGGTTGAAGAGATTAAGGAAATATTCGATAACATTTCAGACGAAGACGTTCGATTGATTGGATTTGACCCTAACTTAGTTCATCCGAGAAATTTTATAATGTCGGTATTTCCAGTATTACCGCCTTGTTGCAGACCTTATATTATAACAGAAGGTAATATGTGCGATGACGATTTGACAAATCAATTAGTAGAAATAATAAAATCTAATAATCATCTAAAACAAGATTTGGAGAATCAATTACCGGAATCTAAAAGACAGAAATATCTTCAAAGTTTAAAATTTAGAATTTCTACATTTTATAATAACAGTCAAGGAAAAGCTAAACATACTACAAACGGGCGACCTATAAAAGGAATCAAGGAGCGAATAACTGGAAAAATGGGTCAAATCCGTTCAAATATTATGGGAAGGAGATGTGATCAATCAGGGCGAACCGTTATAGGACCTGATCCGACTTTAAAAATGGGACAACTCGCAGTACCGGAAGAAATGGCTTCGATTCTAACAATTCCAGAAGTAGTTTCAAATTTTAACATTGAAAAAATGACATCGTTAGTTAATAATGGACGGGCGAACTTTGTGATTACGAATGGCGGGAATACTAAAATTAATTTAAGTAGCGCTATTAATTTTAAAGGTACGCGAATAAATCACGGTGATATTATAATCAGAGGCGATACATCATTCATTATTAATAATGGAAAAGAACAATTGAAAAATGGTGATAAAATAAAAAGAAACGGTGAATTCTTAGAAAAAATTGCTTACCCTTGTAAAAAAAAATATTCGCTGAAAATAGGAGATGTTGTAGAAAGAAAATTACAAGATGGTGATATCGTTCTTTTGAATAGACAACCTACATTACATAAAGCTTCTATGATGGCTCAAGAAGTTGTAGTTCGTTCCTGTAAAACGTTGAGAATGAATTTAGCTATCTGCAAGCCGTTCAATGCAGATTTCGATGGTGATGAGATGAATATACACGTTCCTCAATCAATAGAAGCACAGACAGAATTACGACTTATATCGGCTTCTAAACATAATATTATTTCTTCTCAAGCAAGTAAACCAAATATGGCAGTTGTTCAAGATTCATTATTAGGAGCGTATAGAATGACGTTTTTTAATAAAACAATCAAAAAAGAAGAATTTTACAATATCGCGATGAAATTGGAATTAACAACGGATGAAATATTAGAAAAGATTGAACATATTAAAACGATTTTAACGGAGAAAGGAAAAGAACCCGAATATTTAAACGGTAAGGGATTATTTTCGTTAATTCTACCGAACGATTTAATATACGAAAAACGAAATAATACCGACCCTAAAGAACCAACTGTTAAAATATATAGAGGTGTTTTATATGAGGGGGCTTTAGATAAAACGATTTTAGGAGCTGTCCATAATTCTTTAATACAGATAATGTACAAAGAATACGGACCCGATGCTTCATCTTCTTTTATAGACGGCGTTCAATTCATTACAAATAACTGGTTATTGATTACAAGTTTTAGCGTTGGAATTAAAGATTGTTTAATAGAAGATAAAAATACCGAACAAGAAATTACAAACACGATTAAAAAATGTTTTATTGAAGCAGGTGTTATTAAAACAACTACCGACAATCCAGTTATTAGAGAATTAAGAATTACCGCTACCATGAATAAAGCAAAAGATATAGGATTAAGACTTGCTAAAAACGCTTTTAGCGATGAAAATAATTTTTTATCAACAGTTACATCAGGAAGTAAAGGCGATTTTTTTAATATAGCTCAAATAACAGGGCTTCTAGGACAACAAAATTTGAGAGGGCAAAGAGTGATACCGGTTTTAAATAATGGAAAAAGAACACTTCCTCATTATCCAATGGAAAATTTATCGGACGATTTAGAATACGAATCACGGGGGTTTATAGGTTCTTCTTTCATCAAAGGATTAAATCCGCGACAATTTTATTTTCATGCGATGTCAGGAAGAGAAGGTATATGCGATACAGCGATGGGAACCGCCACCTCTGGATATATGCAAAGAAGAATAGTAAAACTTAATGAAGATATTAAAACACAGTACGACGGAACTGTGAGAGACTCTATAGGGAAAATATACCAACTTTATTACGGTGAAGACGGCTTAGAACCGACTAACACTGTAAAAGTCGGTTCATCTCAAGAACCGTTCGATATTTCGCGAATTGTGAATAGATTGAATATGAAACATGAAATTGACAATAAAATAAAATAAATAAAATAAATTTAATAATTAATAAATGGATAAAAAGATAATATTAATAATCACTTTTGCGATATTAGTTTATCTAATATCACTAAACTATGAAACCGTCAAAACAAAATTATTAAATTTCAAAGCCTTAATTTTAGGACG